TAAAAATGTTTTATATAAAATGTATATAAATAATGATTATAATACATTTAAAAGGTCCTTGAAAGAGGATTTAGAAAAAGAATTTAATTTACTTATTAATAAGGAAAAGAAAATGTCTAAAAAAATAATTTGTGAAAACATATCAGAGATTCTTGATAGAATGAACTCTCTTAAAAGATCTCTCAGATTATGTGAAAGCGATACTGAAGAAGTTAAAAACAAAGTAGAAAAAGCTGAAAATGCTATGGATGGCGATGAAGATGATGATGTTAAGGAATCATTAAAAGAAGCTAAACGTAGAATGAAAGAAGCTGAGGACGAAATCGAAGACGTTAAAGTTGACGAGGACGATGAGAAAGAAGTTGAAAAACTCAAAGAAGCATACTCTAAAATCAAACGTATTAAAGCTTTAATCGAGGAAACAGAAGACGAAGTTGACGATGAGATTAAAGAAAATAAACGTAAGAAACGTATGTCCGAAGAAGATGATGATGAAGAAGAAATCAAGGAAAATAAACGTAAGAAACGTATGTCCGAAGAAGATGACGAGGAAGACGAAATCAAAGAATCTCGTAGAATGAGAAATCGTAGAATGACCGAAGATGAGGAAATCGAAGGTTCTACTGATGATGTTAAAGAATCTGATGAGGAAATCGAAGGTTCTACTGATGATGTTAAGGAATCTTTAAGAACAATTAACCGCAAACTTCGTGAAGCAGAAGATGAGGTTAAAAATGTTGAAAAAGAAGACGAAAAGGAATGCGTTGAAAGTTGCAAGAATGCTTATTCTTCAATCAAATACATTTTGAAAACCATCAATCACGTTTCTAACCTGAATATTAACGAATCTGATAGAATGGATTGCATGAAATATGCTAAGAAAATCTCAAAAATTCAGAGCATTCTTGAAAAAGTTTGTGAGGATGATGTTGAAGACGATGAGATTAAAGAAGCATGCCTTAACTTCAAGAAAGCAATTTCTAAATGTATTAGACTTGTAGAAGAAGATACTAAAGACGAGGAAGATATTAACGAATCTGTTTCATTATCACTTATTAAGAGAATGAATAGATTTTTATAATACGGAGATTTTTATGAGTAATCTTATTTTTGATGTTGACGCTAAAGATCTCAGTGTTGATGTATCTGAATCTATTAATGAGTCAACAGGAAAAAAGGAAAAAACATACAAGATACGTGGTATTTTTTCTACAATAGGCGAGAAAAATCGTAATGGTAGAATTTATCCAAGAAACCTTTGGGAAAATGAGATTAAATCTTATCAAAACGAAATTTCCTCTGGTTCAATCAATACCTTGATGGAATATGAACACCCAGCAAGAACTGAAGTTGATCCAATGAAAGCCGTTGCTAAGATTACTAAATTAGAAATCAAAGATAAATACGTTATGGGTGAGGCTGTTTTACTTGATAACGCTCAAGCAAACCAATTAAAATCACTTATTGATAATGGAATTAAAATTTCCGTTTCCTCAAGAGGTGTTGGTTCTGTTAAAGACGGAATTGTTGATAGCTTTAAACTCATAACGTATGATATTGTTTCTAATCCGTCAGATTTTAATGCCACAATGAACGGTGTATGTGAATCTTATAGACTGAATGAAGGCATTCTTGAAGGTAAAACATTTTATACGGATGCTAACGGTAACATTATCGAGGACTTCAATAAAGAAGAACTTAGAGAAGTTATTTGTGAATCATTTAAAGCATTTTTAAAGGAGTTATAAATAAATGAACATGAATGAGATTAAAAATGCGATAAATGAAACGTTATCAGATCCTAAAACTAAGGAATTTTTTGAATCTGAGATAAACAGAATTGCTGAAGAAAAAGCAAAATTATTGCTTGATAAAGATAAAGACGAACTTATAGAAAAAGAGTTTAGAAAAGAAATAAATTTTGTAAGGAAAAATTTATCTAAATATGTGACCGAAACTGTTAGAGAATTTATTGATGAGCACGAAGAAAAATTAAATCTTCTTGCTGATAAAAAGAAAATTGACAGTGTTATGGAATCATTAACTTCAGCACTTTTGACAATGGGTATAAACGTAGAAGAATTGAGTGAAGGCGTTTCCAATAGAACTAATCAAATAAATTCTTTAAAACAGAGAATTGATAATTTGAAAGTTCAACTTATGAATGAACAGGAAACCATTAAAAATCTTCAAAACGAATTGTCACTTAATAGAGATTATGAATCCAAAATAAAGGATTTGAATAACAGTTTTAATGAGGAATTAAATTCTTTAAAAAAGAAAAATGACTCTTTAAAAGAAAAAAATAACTCATTAAAAAATGATTATGAATCTCTTATAAATGAAAATAAAAAATTAAAAATTAAGAATAACAATTTGAATGAGGAAAACAATGATATTCTTAAAAAGAATGCCATAATAAAAATGAAAAATGGCATGACTTTAACTGAATCAAAGGAATTTGAAGATAGTGCTATGAATATACCTTATGATAATAAGTTTATTGATAGATTGAAAGAATTGAAGGAAACATTTAAAGAAAATTTGAATGAGGTATATCCTAAAGAAACGGATGTGCCCGAACGATTAAAAAGGTTATTATAAATAAAATAAAAAATATTTAATATGGAGACTCCTATTTATGGATATTTTAAACGAAGCTGTTTCTATTGCTAACAATAGAGCATTAGTTGAATCACTTATTGATTCTCGCAAATATTCTCGTCTTGATGAGAATATGAAACAAGATATGAACGTAATTTTGAAGAACTGCCAAGCAGACCTGAGAAATCAGTTCTTAACTGAAGGTACAACCGCCGCTGATATTGCTCAGTTTACACCTATTTACCTGCCAATGGTAAGACGTATTTATCCTGAACTGATTGCATATCACCTGTTAGGTGTTCAGCCTATGAGCATGCCTACTGGTTTTATTTATGCTTTAACTAATCAGTATCTTGGTGACGGCATTCACAAGGTAGATGATAGAACAACCCCAGCCGGAGTTATCTATGAACTGTCAGCCGCTCCTGCATCAGGCACACTCTCTGTAGGTGATACTGTTGGTGATGGTACTGTACTGTATATTGAAGATAACAAGATTTTATGTTCATTCAATACCACAAAACTGAATGTTGGTGATGCTATCGGTTCTGCTACAGGTGCCCCTACTGTAACAGGCATTTACACTAACGAAGCTGCATTTGGTTTAATTCTCAAGAATTTCACTGGTCCATATACAACAGCCAATGCTGAAATCCTTGGTACTGATATGCGTGAAGTTGGTTTCAGTATTTCAAAGAAAGCTATTGAAGTTAAATCACGTGCTCTGAAAGGTCGTTATACTGTTGAAGCATATCAGGATCTGAAAGCACAACATGGTCTTGAGGCTGATAACGAAGTTATGAATCTGATGTCTTATGATATTCAGTCAGAACTCGATAGAGAAACTGTTGACTTTGTTAATACCAATGCAACTCAGTTACCTGATACAAACTTTGGTGTACCTGCATCGGCTGCTAATATCATCATTCCTGATGGTCGTTGGGAAATTGAACGTTACCGCGCTCATGTAATTCGTATCAATAAAGAATCTACAATTATCGGTATTGATACAAAACGTGGTGTTGGTAATACAATTCTGTGCTCACCAATGGTTGCTGTAATGTTGAAACAGGTTGGTTCATTCGCAGCCGCACCTGTTGATGGTGCTTCTATCACCCCACCTGTATCCGGTGGTTATGCTGGTATATTCGATGGTCAATTTAATGTTATTATCGACCAGTATGCTAAGAACGATTATTGCACTGTATTGTATAAAGGTGTTGATAGAACTGATAATATGGGATTCTATGCTCCATACGTTCCATTACAGTTCACCCGTGTAACAAATGCTGAAACAGGTCAGCCTGCAATTATCGCTAAAACACGCTATGCAATGGCTACAATTCCTGGTGTTGAATCACCTGATAGCAACGATAGAGCTAAAACTTATGCTCGTTCTTTCGGTATTGATTTTAACAAAACAATTCTTGC